ATGTGGATAAGTATTTAAAAGACCACATTGAGGTAATAAAAGATGATAAGTGGTTTTTAAGAAAGTTTGTTGATTTTCAGTATGGTATATTAAACCAAAATGTAAAAGCACATGCTAGTGTTATGAAAATATTAGATAAATATAACTGTTTAGAAACTGTTTCAAACAGTTTAAATACTGTATCTAGTACAGTTCAAGATAAGGACAAAGATATAAACATAGATAAGGTTAAGGATAAGGAGAAAGATATGAATCCAGCATTATTAAAAGTAAGTGAAAAACAAAAAAAGACAATAGGTTATAGAAGAACTATATTTTTAAGAAAGGTAAGTGAGTTTGCAGAAGAATATGATAAAGAGATGAGAATTGATTTTGCTGATTATTGGACAGAATCAGGTGGTAATAAAATGAGATTTGAGAAGGAAAAAGTGTTTGATGTTTCTAAGAGGTTAGCAAGGTGGAGTAAAAATAACTTCAATAAGAAAGATGAAACTGGTAAGTTTAAGTTAGATGCTACAGGAAATTCTTACATAGGATATTGTAGCAAATGTAGAGTATCAGATTTTTTCAATAAATGGGAATTACAAAACCTTGATAGTAGATGTTGTAAAGTAAAGATAATTCCAGTTAGAGAGGATAAATGAAATCAGGCTGGAAAGCAGCACAAGGAAATGAAGATGCAGATCTAAAGATTATATCTCTAGGAATGGGGGTACAATCTACTGCTGTATATTTAATGAGTTCTATGGAATACAAATTGCCCAGAGCAGATTATGCTGTCTTTGCTGATCCACAAGCAGAACACCCTAAAACTTATAAATTATTAGAATGGTTGCTTGATTGGAAAAAGAAAAATAATGGGATAGAGATCATAGTAAATAAAGAGGAGAATTTATATACAGATATTAAAAGTGCATATAAAAACAATACTAGAGTGGTTTCTATTCCTGCACATACACATAAAAATGGAATAGTAAGAAGGCAATGCACAGAAACTTATAAGATAAATCCTGTTATAAAAAGTGTTAGAAAATTACATGGATTAAAGCCTAGAAAAAGAATGAAACCAACAGAACTTTGGCTAGGAATATCTACTGATGAGATTCAAAGAATGAAAGAATGTTGGAAATATAATATAGATTATTTTTATCCATTGATTTATCACAATATGAGTAGGGCAGATTGTATGAATTTTTTTAGAGAGAATAATTTTCCAATTCCTGTAAAATCTAGTTGTGTGTTTTGTCCATTCCACTCTGATAAGTTTTGGAGATCTTTAAAAATAGAAAATGGGAGTGCTTGGAAGATGTCTGTAGAAATAGATAAAATTATAAGACAACACCCTAAAATGAAACAAAGACAATATCTTTCAAGACATTGTAAACCTTTGGATCAGATAGATTTTCAAGAGAATCAGACAGATTTGTTTGTAGAAGAATGTGAAGGCTATTGTGGTCTTTAGAAATTGAGGGGAGTGTCCTTAACCTTTCAAATCCCTACACTCTCATAGGGTTTGATCTCCATGCTCCCCTCAGTTAAATGTAATAAATGTGGAGAAAATAAATCTCAAGATAAGTTCTATAAAGTTTCAGGATATGTAATCAGGACCTGTCATAAATGCTATATAGAAATAAGAAAGAAAAGGAGCAAGGAAATTGCTAGAAGAAAAAAGGAAGCTAAATGGTTTTGAGTGAAAGATACAAAGTAGAATCTATAAAATCTCAAGAAACCTATGACTGGTTATTACATAAACATTATGCTAAAAGAATACCATCTATTTCTTATTCTTTTGGGTTATTCAAAAATAAAATATTAGAGGGTGTATGTACTTTTGGTATGCCACCAAGTCCAAATTTATGTGAAAGTATAGCAGGGGAAAAATATAAAGATAAAGCTATAGAATTAAACAGGCTATGTGTTAATGAAGGTTTGCCTAAAAATTGTCTATCTTTTTTTGTTAGCAAAGCACTTAAAATAATAAAAGATTATGACATTGTTATTAGTTTTAGTGATATAAATATGGATCACAATGGGTATATATATCAGGCTTGTAATTTTTTATATACAGGAAAAACAAGCAATAGAAAACAATTAATAGATAAACATGGTAATGAATTTCATTTTAGAAATGTAGGACACATTCAGAAAAAGTTAAATGGTAACAAAAATACAAAGCATAGAAAAAGAAGATTAAATGAGGATAGTTTAGATAGGCAGGTTATTGCTAATTATTTAAGAGATAATAAAGGGGAATATACTGCAAGTCAGTTAGATAAAATTTTTGGGTATAAAGATACTACTGCACATTGGTTTAGATTAGATAAGGGCTTTAGTTTTCCAACTGTAGACGATTGGATTAAATTAAAAGAAATATTAAAGTTTGATAATAGCTTAGATGATATTATGATAAACTATGAGTGGTTTCCTGATAGAAAAGACATAATAAAACAACTTGAATTAAAAGAGGTAGATATAAACCCTAAGCACAGATATTTATTTATAAAAGGTAAATACAAAAATAGAATATTAGATAGCTTAAATTATGAAATTAAGCCATATCCTAAAGGCAAGAATAAAAGATATGATGCAAGTTATAAGCCTGTAATACAAGGGAAATTATTTTAAAATGAATAACTTAGAAACTATAACAATAGACCATAAAGTCTTTTCAAGAAATGCTATAGATAAGATGCACTGGGCAGAGAAAGGAAGATTGAAAGGGCAGTACAGGATCTTAATTAGGAATCAGATGAGGTTGAATAAGATAAAAGCAACTGAAGATAAGTGTGTAATAAAGATAGAATGTCATGTTAAAAGATTAATGGACACAGATAATATGTGGGGTGGCTTAAAACAATTTATAGATGCTTTATGTACAGAAAACTTTATTTATGATGATAGCACTACATGGTTAAATATTAAAGAAATTAGACAGATCAAAGCAAAGGAATCCAAAATAGTTGTAGAAAGAATGGTGTGTTCTTGATTATAATATGCCTATGGCTAATGCTAAAAAAGATACAAAATCTACAGGCAGACCAAAGAAATATGATATAGATACAGAAGAAGTAGAAAAGTTGGCAGGATTTGGTTGTACTAACAGAGAAATGGCTAGTTTTTTTGGGTGTTCAGAAGATTTAATTAAAAAGAGTTATTCCAGTTTTCTGACAAAAGGGAGAGATGAGGGAAAAATTAGATTAAGAAAAATGCAATGGAATGCAGCAGATAGAGGTAGTGTTCCAATGTTAATATGGCTAGGCAAACAAGTATTAGGACAATCAGATAAACAAGAGATAACTGAAGTAAAACCAATAGATGATATAGTGTTTGATGGGTTGTAGTCTTACACTACATAAAGCAGACTATTTACCACACCAATTTGAATTTATAAAAAGTGGGTTTGTTGGAGAAAATAAAGACAAGAAAATAGTAGCCATGACAGGGGGTATGGGGAGTGGCAAAACATTTAGCTTCATAGTTAAGACAGCCATCAATCACATCACAAGAAAGAACAAAGAAGGTGTTAGCAATGGTTGGATCATATACCCTACTTACTCATTAGCAGAAGAGGTCTTTGTTCCTCCATTCCTAAAGATATTAGAAGACAAAGGTATTGCCTATGATTATAATGTATCTAAGCATACTATTAAAACAGCTTATGGAAACATAAAGATCTTCCAAATGATTAAGCCTGATAAGATTGTGGGTGTGTCTTTAAGTTATTGTGGCTTTGATGAGTTTGATGTATCAAGCTATAGGTATTGTGAAACAGCATTTAATAAAGCTATTGGTAGAATGAGGGATTGTGACAACCCTGAGATATATATAACTACTACCCCTGAAGGATATAAATATACTTACACTCTCATGGTAGAGAAATCAGATGATAATAAACTTTTAGTTAGGGGAAAAACAAAAGATAATGTATATTTGCCACAAGGATATTTAAAATTATTAGAAGATAATTATGATAAGAACTTATTAAAGGCATACTCTTTAGGTGAATTTGTCAACCTCCAACAAGGTCAAACTTTTTATGGATTCAACAGAGATGCCAATGTTCAAGCAGTACCATACAACAGAGCAAAGCCAGTATTGGCAGGGTGGGACTTTAACTGTGAACCCCAAGTCTGTGTACTTGCAAACCTTTATGAACAACAACCCCAAGTAAGAGTATTTGATTGCATAGCACTTACTCATTCAGGTAGTGGAGATCTCCTAACTGAAAGAATGTGTGAAACAATCAAGAATAAATACCCTAATAGTGAATACATAGCATACCCTGATGCAACAGGAGCATCTAGATCAACCTCATCAATGTACTCAGATCTAGATATAATTAGAAGGAATGGCTTTAAAATCAAAGCTATGAAAACTAATCCAAGAGTTGTAGACAGGGTTAATGCTACAAACAAAGCATTAGATGGAAATATAATAATAGATCCTAGATGCAGTACACTAATAGAGGATTTAGAGAAAACTTGTAACAAACAGGGGACAAGAGAAATAGACAAGAGCAATAAAATGTATAGCCATGCAAGTGATGCTTTCTCATACCTAATTCATTGGGAACTGCCTATTTTGAAACCTACATTGGGGAGTATTAAGAGATGATACCAAATTTAAATGAACTATTAGTTTTAAATGCTAAATTTGATGTTAAGCAGAAGTTAAAGAATGCTTGGAAAACAGCAAGACTAGATGCCTTAGAGTTTTATAAGGGCAGAAGTCTGCCATATACCATGGATTACTTTGATAAGACTTTGTTTGATAAAGTTCCTGCTGCTAATGTTAATGTAACCAAAAGAATAGTGGATAGAATTTCTCTTGTATATATGAAGCCACCCAAGAGAACATATACCAAAGAAGACACTCCATTATTATTCCACCATAAAGATTTTAAATTACAAAGAGCAGAAAGATTCACTAATCTGCTTGATGCTGTGCTTATTAAACCATGTATGAGATTCAATGATAAGAATGAGCAGCAGATTGAATATGATTTGATATGGGATTATGAGCCTATCTTTGGAGATGATCCTCTAAAGCCTACAGCAATCACTTATCCTATAGCCACTAAAGATTCTGTAATGGATAATACTCCTGAATTGTGGGTATATTGGGATAAAGAAAACACATTCACTTATGATAACAATGGAAAGATTTATACAGATGAAATGAATCCTGAGATGATTAATCCTTATGGTGTACTTCCTTTTGTTGAGTGCTGGAGAGATGGAAAGCCTGAATCAAGTTATCTAGATACAGATGCTTCAAGTGATTTAATCCAAACCAATAAACTAATTAATGTGGCTGAAACTAACAAAAATGCTAACATCATGTTCCAATCCTTTGGGTATATTTACATCAATGGCTCACAATTAGAGAAAGATGATTTGGACATTGGTCCTGATAAAATCTCATTTCTAGGTGCAGATGGAACTATGAATCTAGTATCTCCTCCTGATACTGTGGGTACAATAACCAATGCAGTAACTACTTCATACAAGATGTTAGCACAAAATTATCACATTGATATTAGCTTTGTAGAAGGCACAGTTGCTCAAAGTGGTGTAGCTATTAAGCTAAGGAATACTGAATTAACAGATTCAAGAGTATCAGATGTGATTAGATGGAAAGAAGTTGAGAAACAACTATTTGAACTGGAATCACTAATGATAGCTGTTGATTTAGGTAAAGATGCAGGAGAACTTGAGCAGATTGATTTCCAAGAAACTATGGAAGTATTATCAGATGATGAGCAGAGAGCCAAATGGGATTGGGAATTATCTAAGGGATTAATAGATGAAGCAGATATACTAATACAACAAGATCCTGATAGATTTGAAGATAGGGCAGCAGCACAAGAATATCTAGCAGAAAGAGGAAAGATAACAACACCTGAAGAAACACCTGAAGGCTCACTACTGGAACAGCTAATTAAACCTGTTTAATGGGTATAGATGGCTTAATGTCAGATCAATTATTCATAGAACAGAACTCACAAACTATTACTGATATATTATTAGAAGTTCAAGAAAAAACTATAGCAGAATTATACCTACTTAAAGGCAATCAAACAGCAGAAGAATTTGTAATGTTCATTGATAGACTGAATATTGAGCAGATTGTACTTTCTAAATCAGAAAATGCAATCAACATTTATGAACAAGTGCATGGAGGAATGTTACAATCTATTCAGGGGTTTGCTACACTAGCAGAAGAAACTCTATTAGCATTAAAGAATTATAGCACTCAATCACTATTAAATCAATTAGGCAATATGGCTCAAATCATCAAGAAAGAAGTGATTAATGGTATTGTAGCAGGATCTCCAATTCAAACAGTAGTCAATGCAGTAAGAGGTCAAGGTGCTTTAAGTAGAAGGCAACTACAAACCCTTATAGATACATCTATGAATGAGTATTCTAGGAGTGTTACTAAGCTAATGATAGACAAGATGCCTGCAAGTACAAAGTATCAGTACATTGGAGCATTAGATGGTAAAACTAGACCTGAGTGCTTAAAGATGATGGCAGCAGGAAATTTAACTAAAGCACAAATAACAGCATCATTTGGAAGTCAGGTGTTTACAAGTGGTGGTGGATATAATTGTAGGCATAAATGGGAATATGCTTTACAGGATAAGTTTGGACATGATCCTGAAGGTGCTTCTAAAAGATTAGAGGAACTTGATTAATGGCTAAATCTAAATTCAAGATGCCTGATCCTATATTAGACACAGCATTCTACAAAGACTGGGGTGCAAAAGCAGTTAATAGATATAGGCATTATATATTTGATAAAAGCAATCCAAAGATGTCCAATGGTAAAAACTTCCCCTCCTATTCAAAAAGAGGATCTAAGTGGGTTACTATGAATGTAAAAAAGGGATTTAAAAAAGGAGCTCCTAAAGAAGGTTACTCTTATGAACAAGCTAAACAAGGAAATATGTTAAGAAGGCAAAATTCAGGATATGCAAATTCTACTGCTCCTTATGTTTCAGGAGATTTAATGAGAGATACCAACTGGGATTATTCTGTGAAAGATGATGCTATATACATTGGTTGGAATGCTCAAGCAAATAAGGTTGATTGGTTAAGAGATATGAAACCTTCTAGAATATTAACAAGTCATCAGTACCCATATCCAAAAAGTGAATTAACAAAATTAATGCCTGAAATTAATAAACACTTAAAAAGACTTATGCCTAAAGGAACAAATACTATTAAAGTAGGGAAGAAAAAATAATTATTTGTTGATAGTTATTTTAATATATATTAGGACAATGAATTTTAAACAATTACTCACAAAAGAGGACACAAATGTCAGAAGAAAATAAAACAACTCAAACTGAAGCCACTCAGGTAAATCCACCTAGCACAGAAGCTAGTAAAAACAATGTTTCAGAAGGTAACATTCCACAATCAAGATTCAATGAAGTTAATACTCAGAAGAATGAGTACAAAACTCAGGTATCAGATCTTCAATCTCAATTAGATAAGTTCAAAGCAGATCAGGAAACAACTAGAAACAAGGAACTGGAAAAGCAGGGTGAATATAAAAAGCTGTTAGAAGAATCAAATGCTAAACTTGAAAAGTCCTCAGTTGTTGTAAAAGAATATGAGGAGTACAAAACTAATAAGAGAAATTCCTTAATGGAAACCTTAACAGAAGATACAGATAAATCTATTGCAGAAAGCCTACCTTTAGATAAATTGGAGTTGTATGTAGGTAAGATTACTAAGAGAAATAATTTACCCACTAACAATTCAAGAGCAGCTAATAATCAACCAGTAGGAGAGTTTGGTGGATATTCTTCAATGCAAGAATTTGCATCAAAAGATCCAGCTGGTGCAGATAAATATTTAACTGACAATGTAAAAGGATATAAATGGGGTAAATAATATTTCTCTTTCAATTTAATCCTCACTAGAGGCACTCTACTTGAAGGCTAACAAGCAGTTGATAGATAGGGTGAGAATTAGGAAGAAATATTATGGCTCAAGATAGTTTAGTAACAGATGTAGGGGTTGCAGCTGGTGGTCTGGGAACAGCAGTAGCAGCAGCAACAGTTCAATTTAACAAGGCAGCAGTAATGCCTAGTCTAATAACAATGGTTCCAGCTCCTCAAGGAACTAGCACAGTTCAATTTCCTGTATATACAAAACATGATCCTACTCATGCTGATCATGGTGTAGATGAACAGGCTTCAGGTGCTGAAGAAACAATAGCAAATCTAACTAACATTGAAACAACAGCAGTAAGTTGTGAGGTGTTAAGAAGGGCAATCAGGGCAGAAGTAACTGATTTATCAGCTCATGGTAATGGTGATGCTTTGTTAGTAAATGCAGCAGCTCAACTTGGAAATGATGTAGCAAGAAAGTTTGATGTTGAGGTATGTGATTTACTTGATAACTTTAGTAATGGTGTAGGACAAGATGATGCCTTAAACTTTTTGTTATTCATGGACGCTATTGCAACATTAGAAGCAAATGATGCTCCAAGACCATATAATGCAGTATTACACCCATTACAGATTTGGGGATCTTATGGTTTAGGTCAAGAGTTTAGCAACCTTGCAACTCCTGCCTTTACAGGATCAGGTGCATTTGCAGGTCAGGCTTCTGATGGAATTAAAAGTCAATTCATGGATTCTGGTTTAGTAACTAATATTGCAGGTGTTGGTATATATACAACAACAGCAGTACTTGATGGTGCAACTGGAAGAAAAGAAGGTGGTATGTTCTCTAAACAAGCTATTGGTTGTGGTTACATTGATTTTGGTGGTGGTAGCTTTATCCAAATGGCTTCAGAAAGAGAAGAAGCTTATGCAAAGACAACTCTAGTTTCTAATGCTTATTATGCAGCAGCAGAGTTAGTTGATGTGTGGGGTGTTGAAATAGATACAGAAGTATCTTAATAAATCAAGGTAAAGGGTGGTGTAAAAGCCACCCTTTTACTTATCATGTCAGAACATAAAAAAGATATAGGTAATCTAAATAATAAAGAATTTAAGTGTGAACTAGATCCTACCAACAAACTCAAACTTGTTGAAGATAAAGATAAAGGACAACAAGCATATTATAAAGGGCAGAAGATTAAATATATGGATTATATACAAGAGGTTGGTAATAGGGTTAGAAGAAATAAAGAAAATAAAGGTGCTGATAACATTGGTATCTTTGGTGGGTTAAGTTTTGATAATAATGGTAAGATTATTTAAGGAGAAATAATAATGGCAGAAGCTAAAAAGAAAGAAGCAAAGAAAGAAGTAAAGTCCACTAGGGTGAAGATAACTAAAAGCAATGGCAGAGTTATATATAGAGAAAAAGAGTTAGTGGGTGGTGCAAAGTCTAAAAGAATGAAAGCTAAAGGTTGGAAGGTGGAGGAAGTATAATGCACAAATATAAACTATTCACAGTAACACCTACAGTTGAAGCAACTCCTGATTATGCAGCAGGTGATGTATTGTTTAGTCCAACTGAGATTTCTGACTTCTTTCCAAGTAAAAACAGTTCTGCACAGATTGTAAGTTTATGTATAATTGATAAGCAGGTTGTTAGCACTCATGATTTCACATTATACTTTACTCATTCAGCAGCATCATTTGGAACTGTTAATGCAACAGCAAATGCAGCAATAGGAACTTTAGAAGAAATACAAACAACTATTCCTATTGCTAATGGTGATTGGATAGCAGGTGGTGGTGCAGGTAGTGTTGATAATGCTAATATTTGCACTTTAACTGATACATCAGTTGATGGTATAGGATCAGTTGTGTCAAGTTATAACTGGGCAAGAACATCTTTTGGTACAAGCATTCATATAGTTGGTATAGCAGGAGAAACAATGAATGTAGCATCAACATCAGATTTGATCATTAAGATTGGTGTTAAATATCTGTAAATGTCTTTAATAGACAACATTAAAGAATCAGAAGGATTTAGATCTAAAGTGTATCAATGCACAGAAGGACATGATACTATTGGATATGGATTTGCAATTAAGGATTTGGTACTTACTGAACATATTGCTACAAGGATTCTAAATGCTAAATTAGTTGAACTCAAACTAAGAGTACAACAGAAATTCCCTTTCATAACTGATTTACCTGAAGAAGTACAAGATGTAGTTATTGAAATGTGCTATCAAATGGGTGTATCAGGATTCTCAAAGTTCAAGAAAGCAATCAAACATCTTGAGGGCAAAGATTATCGTTTAGCAGCAAAAGAAATGCTTGACAGTAGGTGGGCAGTACAGACACCTAATAGAGCCAAGAAACTATCAGATATAGTGAAATATGCTGAATAATGGATATAATGCAGATCATAGAAACCTTTGGGCTTCCAGTTGCTATGGTTATTGCTCTAGGTTTCTACATATCCAAAAAGGATAAAGAAGCTGCAAAACAGAATGATTGGATACAATCAGATTTGAGTAAAGACTTACATACCAAATTTAATAATATCCATTCTGTGGTAGATACTGATTTAAGAATGATTCTTATAAAATTAATTGATCAGCAGAAGCTGATGCAGATTCAACTATCAGGATTAGAAAAAAGTCAAAAGACTATGGAAAGAATCACGATTGATATTATAGGCAAGTTGATGGACAAAGATGGTGGGAATGGTTTTAAAAATAAATTAGAAAAGTTTTTAAAAGAAAATTAATGAAGGAGAAAGAATGAAGAAGTTAATAGCATGGATTAAAAGTTATGCACTTACTTATGCAAAAGATTATTTAAAAACAAATAAAGATGAGATTGTAGTTAAGCTGAATAAGAAGGTTAATCTGCCTGTACTCAACGAGAAGCAGGAAGCAAAACTTCTAGAAGCTATCTATGAGGTTGTCTTGGAAGTATTTGATGATGACTTAGAAGAGAAATAATGTTTCCTATTTTAAAAATATTAACACCCACTATATTAAAAACAATCATGAAATATGTTCAAGAGCCAAATGAATTGGATCATAAGGTTGTTGAACTGGAGAAAGAGATTAAAAAATTAAAGAAAGAATCACACCCTCCAGTATTCTCAACTGAAGAAAGAGATCTTATATTCGCAAGATTAGATAGTCAATCTAGAAGAATAATAGCACTTGAAAAGAAAAAGAAGATTAAATGAAAGCACTTGAAATAAGTAATTTAGACCAACATTTAAAACCTGTCCAAATAGGTGGAGTTAGCACTCCCTTAGAATTATCTACTACAGATTTAAGAATATCAAGTGGAGAGTTATCAATTAATAATCTTACAGCAGGAACAGCTAAGGTTGATGGAGATTTGACAGTTGATGGTAATATTCAGATGACTGGTAGTGTGTCAAGAATAAATATGGCAGGTGGAATAAATATTAGTTCTTTTGATACGGCAGGAGATTTATCTGTGAGTGCTAAAAATTTTGCTCTTTTTGCAAGTACCTATAGTGGAGATGGAGATGCTGATGACAATGATGCTAGTTTAGTAGTTGTAGCATCTGATGGGTATGATCCTTCAGTAAAGTTGTTTGAAGGCTCTGCATTAACATGGACTATTGGCTCAGATACTGATGATAGTAATAATTTCAAGTTAGATTATAATGCTGTTGTTGGTGCAGCAACTAAGCTAACATTAACATCAGGAGGAGATTTAACAGTAACAGGAGATGTTATTGCAGGAGATGATGTTGCAGTACCAGCTACAGGAAAATTAAGTTTAGATGGTATAGGTGGAGATACTTATATACATGAAGTAAGTGCAGATAAGATGGAATTAGTGGCAGGTGGAGATGAGATGATTACTCTTGATGAGGCTAATCAAAGAATTACTTTAGAAGCAGATAAATTAGTATATAAACTTGGTAGTGGTGGAGATGAGTGGAGTATTGCAGATTCAGCTTGGGCAGGAACTATTATTGGATATAGAATGATTGGAGAAGATGCTGCTTCTGATTCTTATGCTTTAACAACATCATTTGTTGTTCCTGATTCTAATATGACAGTAAGGTTTGAATCTCCTCCAAGTGGTGCAGTTGAGGTTATGGTACAAATATATGCAGATACGTTAACTACAAGAAGAAGAATATATTTTGGGTTGTCAGACAATGCAACATATAACACTATTGGAGTGGGTTATGAGCAGTTTCATCATTCTACATCTTCAGCAGATGATGATGAGACCATTCAACATTATTGGACTATCACAGGATTAACAGCAGGAGATACTTATAATTATTGGTTTGGAGCAAAAACAAGTGCAACTATACATACATTAAGATGGGGTGGAACATCAACAAATCAATATCCTGATTTTATAATGAAAGTAACAGCATTACCAACAGCAGTAGCAAATTATGCAGAATATGATTAAGGAGAATAAATGGCTTTAACAAATAAAACAATAGCAAGTACCTATGGAGATATTCTTCAAGCAGATAATAGTGGCTCAGGAAGAACTGCTAATGGCACAACCATTAAAGATGGTTTAGGGCAATCTACAGCTTTAACATTAGGGCAGAATAAACTTCATGTAAAGCCTTCTACAGATCAAACTGATGCAGTAGTTATAGAAACATCAGGAGGAACAGATTTATTAGTAGTGGATTCAACCAATAGTGCAGTAAAAGTAGGAACTACTCAAACTTATGCTAATAGTCAAGTCCAAAGATTTTCAGTCCATGATTTACAACCTGCAGATGGAAAACACCATTCTATGTTTGTTGATAGTGGTTGGGCAGGTCTAACATCACTAGATTTTGGAACTGGAACAGACCCTGCAACAACATTTACTTTAAGCTCATCAGAAGCAAATGCAAATGCTTTAGTTGGATCTATATGGTATATACCTGTTGCAATAACCATAGATGAGGTTAGAGTTATAGGTGGTGGAGAAGCAGCAGATACTATTAATTTCCATTTATTTTCATATACAATAGCTACAGGAACTGGAGCAGATGCAGGAGATTTATCAGCAGGAACATTATTAGCACACAATGGAAGCACATTAACAACAGGTGCTGATAGAGTAACAACAACAACATTAACAGTAGATTCAGGAAATGTAGCAGCAGATAAGGTGGTTATAGCCACTATAGAGAATGTGGGAGCAACAACAGATTTGACAGCACAATTAATTGTAAAATATCATTATCAGTAAGGAGAAAAGATGGCACAATATATAAAAGAAATTAAATTAGGTACAGCAAAGGGAGATTATATTAAGAGATTAACAGGCTCTTATAATGTTGTGTTTGATAAAATCATAAAAGTGGATAATTCTAATGCAGGAATAGATTTAGTTAATTATGGAACAAGTATAGCTAATGATACCATGACTGCACCTAAAGCAATTCTAGTTGAAAATGCTGGGGGTGTTGGGTGTGAATTATTGTTTAGTACAGCAGAATGGACTACAGATGCAGATGACACAGCAGATTCTATGAGTGATGCAACTCACTATTTAGCTATGTTACTACCAGCAGGTGAATGTGTTTATTTACCTAACAATAGACTTGTTGGAACATCAGGAGGAGTTGGTGGTGGTATGGGTGTTGCAGTTGACAATCAAGCTCCTAACTCTAATGAATATACAGATAGTGGTGCAGATTTAGATCATGCAACAGCTAACACAATGGGTTCAGACACAAGCCACACTACACTTAATTTAGAAGATGGACATAGTAAGTATTTCAAAGTAGGTGATTTAATAAGAATAGAAAATGAGATATGTGAAGTAACTGCTGTAGGTACAGGAGCAGATTTAGCTAATAGTACTTGTACAATAATTAGAGGGCTGTATGGCTCAACAGCAGCAACTCATGCAGATGATGTTGCAATTAGATTTCCTTTCTTTAATATGCACCATGACTTTGATGATACTTCTTATAATGGTGGTGGTAATGGAAGTGCTACTGTAGCTAAGACAAATGCTTCAGGAAAGTTTAAAGCAATGAACTTTTTTGGCTATGGGAGGACTGCTGATGCTGTATGTGATGGCTTGGTTGCAGGGAGTGTGGCTTTAAAATTCTATAATCAAGGATTCCAAGAATTTGGATTAGCAGGTATTACTTCCAGCACAAAAACTGGGTTGGCTGTTAGCACAGAATACACGTTTTCTCTAAAAATCTCAGGTGGCTCTGCTGATGATGTGGCTTTTACTACTGATAGTTCAGATGTAACCTTTGGAAATGTGATAGCTAAGATTCAATCAGCGATTAATGATAAATATACAACAGGTACTAATCTGAAGAACAAGAAAGCTAGAATTGGCATAGTGAATGGAGATATAAGAATTACTGATAGTTCAAGACTTTCTACAGGTGCAATATTAATGGCTGCACCATCTTCAGGAACAACTCCTTTTGCAGTAGGAATTATACCAGCAGTTGGAGTATTAGAAGCAGCAGTTGCTGCAAAACTTCCTGATGATACTTTAAGAGATTCAATTACTAATGCTTCAAGAAAGAATACAGCAGCATTTTTACTGGATAATGGTAGAGGACAATTAGTTGGAGCAGGTGGTGGTGGAAGTATTAACTATGAAACTGGAGAGATAAATATAAACTCATTTTCAAATGCTGAGTTTGTGGTTTCAGCTAATACTAAAGCAGCACATTGTGGTGGAGCAGAAGATTCAGCAACCACTATCAATGGGGTGGTAACTTTAGAAGCAAGAAGTTGTAATCAGAAAGCAGATACAGAAATTAGAATAATAAGTTTAGGATAATCGTCGAAAGGGTGGAGCAGATTTTTGAAATAATAATATTGGGGTTGTTGTTCAGTTTTTTGCTCTACCCTATCCTAACTACTAAAAATTAAAAAAAGAGGTAAATAATGGCAGTTACAAGCTTTAAATATGCAGGTATATCAGATCTAACAGCTTACTTTAATCAAGCAGATTCATTTGACAGCAAAAGACAACTATTCCCAACTGAAACATCAGGGAGTAATCATTTTTTTAGAGATTCAGGATATGTGGATAGTTTTTTTGTAAATGGCTCTGAACAGGCTTCTCCCCAAGCAGACTTTGATAATGTAAATGGAGATGGACAATGGTGTTATAGGTCAGATAACAATGATTTAAAATATCAAAATAGTACCTATTCATCTACTACTATCAATAATCAGATATTTGAAGCAGGAAAAGATTTTACAGACTTTTTAAATCAACAATTAACAAATGCTAGTATGGAATTAAATAATCTTTTAGATGCTAGATACCCAACACCACTTCCTAAGAATACTCAAATATCAGAAAGTGCTGCAAGTGGATTAACATCTGAATATGATGCTGTAATTGTTAAAGCTACTTGTTATATATGTGCTAGTAATTTGATTAGGAGTAAAGATCCTACAAGTGAAGAAGCTGATTATTATTATAATTTAGTTACCAATGCAGAACTTACTGGAATTACAGATAGATTAAATAAAGGAGAATGGAAATTATCTTTTGAGGTAGATGATAAGGATTCTCAAGGATCTATTAGAAAAATTACTCAGGTAGGAACTATGCAACTGGTTGAAACAGCATCACAATATTATGGGCAACCTTATGATGTCCTTCGCATAACCTGTACAACTGGTGGTGCTTATGGAACTGCTAAATGTTCAGTAGATTATTATGGAGATGATAAATTGTTTGGCTCTCAAACTACAAATAATATAGTTACAGGTGGATTAGATAGTTGGGGTGGATTAGGTGGAGTGAGGGTAAGATTTCAGGGTGCTTCTATGACAGCTGATGACCAATGGGAAATAGAGGTTGCAAGTGAAACTAGAAAAATATCCAATGCTTCTACTGGAACAATTAAATTAAGCAGGAAAAGCAAGGCATTCTAAATGGCAGTTACTTATGAAAATAATTTTAATTTTATTGTAGATAAGCTGATGGAACTTATCAAAACAGAAATGCCTGTTCCTGTTCAAAAGACTACAACAGGGCAACCATTATTAAAAGCTAATGAATCCATAAGATTAATTCCCAATGGATCAAGTTTAGTAGAATATGCTTCATTTATGGAGCAGAGGGAATATAGTATAACAATACAATATGTATTTCAGGACAGAAGGGAAAGTCATAATTTCTTAGATCATGTGATGAATAATTCTTCAAGATTAGAAGCATTAATCCATGATAATATTACTATGACTTTAGGAGATACCAACTCAACAAGAGCATTTGATTTAAGAATGAATGATATGGAATTAGATGCTGATATAGATGAGGAAGGATTCTTTGTAGTTGAATATGATTTCTCTTGTCAGCATATTGGTAATCAAGCATAAGTAAGGAGAAGTAATGAAGATAAAAGCAAATGAAAAAATCTCTAGACTAAATGTAAACACAGCACCTGTAAGTCAATCAGAAATTGTAAAACTCAAAAGAGGTGAAGTTGTTGAAGTTGATGATGAGGGTGGAAAAACACTAATCAGATGGGGTTTAGCAAAAAAAGAAAGTGAAATTAGAAAATCTAAAAGCAAGGAGAATAAATAATGGCTACAAGTTATGATGTCAGGCATTCACAAGATGCACAATTAGGAATAAAACATGAAGCAACTTTTGGAACAGGGTTAGATGTTGCAGATGCTGATACACAAGTATATAGAAGAATACCAATGGCTGAAGCACCTAAACCTACATTTAATTTTCAAAGAGAAAGCAGAATGCTATCAGGTAGAGGAAGTATTAAAGATGCAGGAGATACTTTATTAATAACAAAAGGTGGAACAGTTACTTGTCCATTTGATTTTATTGCAACACCTGAATTATTATTACAACATCTAGTAATGGTTGGGCAAGAATTTAATGATCAGACTTCTAATGTCTATGATGTTGAATTTGATAGTTCATCTAACTTACAATCAATAGGTGGTGCTGTTAGTGGAGGATTGCCTCATACTGTTAATCTAGCATACATGCCAAATTCTGCAGGTGCAGCAGATGGAATAAAAGTTGTAGGTGCTTTATGCTCAGACCTTTCCATAAAAGGTGACTATGGTACCAATTCAGGGTGCATTACTATGAGTGGCAATTATTGGTCAGGCTTCTCAAATATCCAAGAAGGCAATGGTGCTGGAACAAGAAGTGAAGTTGATTTTACAGGAACTTGGGTTGATCCTGATGAAAATGTATTTTTTCACATGGGTGACCTTAAAACTAAAACACTTCAAGTTGAAGCAGGTAGTGCATTAGAAATGATAGTAAAAGGATTTGAAATAAATATTTCCAATAATGTACAAGCAATAGGTGGTGATGGTAGTGGTAATCCTGAAATGTACACAATGCCACAATTTGATATTACAGGTTCTTTAACTCTAAAACATGATGCTAACTTTGATTTAGGTACAGGAACTAATGTTCTGAGTTCTTATGTCAATAAAAATACTATGGGATTAGCTTTAAAGTTTGGTGATAATACAGTATCAACTGTAGGTGAAATGAATATTGCAGCAGAGATTCAATTAACAGGTGATCCTACTGTAGAGAATAGTGATCAGGGTGTTTTTTGGAATCTGCCTTTTGAATGCCTATATGATTCATCAACTCCATTAGAAGCACTAAAAATTGACATATTTAGTGATACTGCACCAACTGCAATGTAATATTGTTTTATTTGGCTCAAATTTGGTATATTAAAATACTAAATGGAGATTAAATATGTCAAAAAACACTAAAGTAGAAGGTGAGAATGTTAAGGAAATATCTTTTGATGTAAAAGATTTAAACCTTGATGAAAGAATAGAGTTTATGAGTATTCTTAAAGGAAAATCAATATTGAAAGATTTTGGGTTTGCTAATTATGTTAATATGGTTAGAATAGCAACAACCCTTACAGATGATGAAATAAATGTTTTTACTGATGAGGAAATTACTTCTATAGCTTGGAAATGTTATAGTGTTATAAATAAAAAAAAACTGAAGAAATAACATTAATTATCAATGTATGGTTGTCTGTTAAGCAACCTAAAACTCATATACCAAAAGAGTTTCCTTATAAGGGTTTGAATCCAGTTGCTAATAAACAAGTAACTATAGAAAACAAAGAAGATATATATGAGGTATTAATGAATTGTTATGATGAAGCAATAGAGAGAGGATTTGATGTAGGTGAAGCACTCTATAATCAACTTTTCTTCTTTGCAGATCCTGAACATATCTATGATAATGATTCTCAAAATCTTATAAAGAAATATATCTATTGTGAAGCCTTTAATTGTCCACCTTACCCAAGTTTGCAGGAAACCCCTGCTACACTTGTAGATGATTTTTTACTCATAAAAAGAGAAATAGCTAAAGCAACTAAGGAAAAATAATATGGCTGGAAGTACATTCATACAAAAAATAAAATTACTATTCACAGGTGCTAAAGGAGCAACTAAAGATGCTAAGAAGTTTGAATCATCTTTGAAGAAGATTCAGAAAACAGCAATAACACTAGGTGCAAGTTTCTTTGCTGCTCAAGGCATTATTCAGGGATTTAAAAAGATGGCAGAACTTGCAACACAACATGGAAAAGTTCAGTCAGGATTCATGGCATTAGGAAAAGAAATTGGAATTACTACCCTTAGTTTAAATAGCTTTAGAGAAGCTGTTAATGGAACTATGAGTGATACTGATTTAATGACACTTGCTAATCAAGCTATGATGCTTGGAGTGGCTAGTTCTGAGAAAGAAATGGCTAAGTTATTTGATACTGCTCAAAGGCTAGGTAGAGTAATGGGTGTAGATACTAAAGGATCTATTGAATCACTTGTTACTGGTATTGGTAGGCAATCAATACAAATGCTAGACAATTTAGGAATTATTGTTAAATCAGAAACAGCTTATCAATTATATGCTGAATCTATTGGAAAAACATCAAATCAATTAACAGAGCAAGAAAAGAAGTTAGCATTTAATGCAGAAGCTATGCGACAGGCAACTAATGCTGTGGCTTTATTGGGAGAAGAAAACCTTAATGCTGCTGATAGATTAGATGCATTAACTGTAAGTGCTGAAAACTTTTGGCAAATGACTGGAACAGAATGGAGGCAGAATTTAGAAAGATTCTTGGGTCTGTTTGGAGAACAAGCAGGTGGCTCTATTAGTTTTTGGCAAAACTACAGAGCTGCTCAACAAGCAGCATTTGATGCAGATTATGTTGGAGCAAGAGATCAGATTATAGGTATAGTTTCATCACTTGAGGAAACAAATCCTGTCATTACTGAACAAGGACAATCTATGGATAAGTGGACAGAAGTTTTCTCAGGCAATATAATAATTCAAAAGAAAATGCTTCAGGATTATATGGATTTGCAATTTGAGAGAGGTGACGTTGATCAAAATGTTCTTGCAGCTACTATAATATGGTTTGAAAGGCTTGAAGAATTACAAGTGGCTGAACTTGAGAGATTAAATGATCCTGCATATTTAGCAAGGGTAGAAAGTATAAAAGAAGAAAATGAAGCAATAGAAAAAAGAGTTGAATTAAGAAAACAAGAAGCAATAGCAGATGAAGAATATTTTGAAATATTGGCTCAAAGTAGTGCTGCTTGGGAAAATGCAACATTAGCAACAAAGAATCTTGATATGGCAAGAAATGAGTTCTTTGAAAACAGTGAGGGTATCTCATCAGTTGCAAATCTTTTTACAGCACATATGAAAAACATGGTAGCATCTTCAGATGGTCTTACTAAATCCCAAATAAATTCAGCTATGGCAGTTGGAGCTGCAAATAAAAGTGCTGCAAAGGCAGCAGGTCAAGCAGCCTCAATGTATATAATGGCTAAAGCACAAGAAGCAGTTGCTTCATTCCTTGCAGATGCATTTAATAAAGGTGGTATTTTTGGTGGTATTTTAGGAATAGGTGCAGCAGGGGTTGTTGGGAGTTTGTTTTCAGGTGCAGTAAGACAAATTTCTGAAACTGCTTTTGCAGCAGAAGGTATGAATGAGATAGTAACTGAGCCAACAATGATTATTGCTGGTGAAGAAGGACCTGAGTATGTTGATATTGAGCCTACTACAAATGAGGGTGCAGGTAGAGGTGGTGGTGTTAATATTTCTTTTACTGGGAATGTTCTAAGTTCAGATTTTATTGAGAATGAAGCTGTTCCACTTATTAAAGAAGCATTAAGAAAAGGTGGAGATATAGGCATTTCATGATAACCTTATCAGAAAGATTCTCAAATGATATACAGGGAAAAGATACTTATTTAATTCCACTTGTTATTATTGATAATAGGTTTTATTTATCTACAAACAAATTAACCCTAGAAAATCATTATGATCCACTTGTTAAAAGCATAGGTAACATCAAAGAATCTATAGATACAACTAGCAAGAAATTTAAAATATCTAGTGTTTCTATCAAGTTCTTTAATTTTGAATATAATGGAGAAAGGATTACAGATAGACTATTTGAACAATCTGTAATGAACTCAAGGGTAGATATATATTATAAATCTCCATCATGTGAATCTTTGGAAGATTGTATGAAATTATATTCAGGATATATTAGAGATATAAAAGAAAATGCAGATTTATTAAGTATAGAAATTGAAGATGTAACAGAAACCTCTCTACATAAAAAAGTTCCTTATAGATATACACCATCAGAAGGGTTGCCTGAAAAACATCAGAACAAACTTATTCCTATGGTTTATGGTTTTGTAGATAAATCTCCTCTTGTATATTCTCCTTATCCATTGCCTGATGGCTTTGGTGATAACAAATTTATATTAGATTCAGATGATTTAGATATAAAATCAATAGATGTTCTACAAATATTCACAAATGATGTTTATTTGAATGTAAAAAGAGATGCAGATCTTCTGATCGCAGAAATTGTAGATACATTATATCAAGGATTGCTAGAAAATCAATGGATAGAAACTAATAATCAGATAATAATTGATAAAACAGTAAGCACAGACTGGAGTTCAGAAGCAACAGTAGATTATGGTGTTGGAACTCCACTTACACATGGATTTGCAGAAATAGAACAGACTTCTGATGTAAAATATGTGGGAGGGGTACATAAAATAAACTATGATAGTAGTGGGGAGATAAAAACAAATATTATGGCTTTTCAAGATTCTGAGGGTACAATAGAATCAGATGGAAACACTGATGGATTGTATTTAATGATTAAACAATTTGGGAATGAACATGAGTTAGACTTTGGTATTCCATCATGGGTTTGGGGAGATCCTTCAAATATTTACCTTCTTCCTATTGAGGTTGATGGAGAGGTGGTGTTGGTATATTATGGAGAGAGTTTTATGACTTTTGAAATTAATTCTTCTTTAGCATCAGATTCTGATTTATTAAAAGGGTTGGTTGAAAATGTAGAGGGTGATATAAAAGAAATAAAGGGGATAATTAAGCTAAATTATGATTTTGAGGCATTTGCAAAAGACAATCCAACTGCCAATGAGCCAACATATCCTATTTTGTTTTTTTCACAAGTAGGATTGGGGTTTGGAATGCCATTATTTCCTGAATGGGATTCTCAAGGACTACTTGATTATGAAACAATAAGCAAATCAGGGGATACATCTTTTCCAGTTAAAGATATTACAAGCAACAAGTTTTCAATAGGAGATAGTGCTGCTCTTCAGGCTGCCATTTCCAATCTTATAGATATTTTCTTTGATTGGTTTGGAGCACCTCCTAGCGATTTTCAATTTGATTCACAAGCACTTATGGATTGGTTTAAAATAAACCATCTAAATGTAACAAGAACAGCAATATTAAAAGATTTTAATAAGTATGATTTATATGCTTCTGTAGATGGTAGAGTAGATGATATAAATGGAACATATACTGGACAGGGAACAACTGTACTTGGTGGAGAAGTAGGAACTCAACAAAGGCAAGAAATTGCTATAAGCAGACCTCAATCACCAAGACCAGTAAAACAAGTTAAGCAAGTTAAAAAGAAAACAGATAAAGGGAGTGCATACTAGTGGCTCTTATATATGAATTAGCACACCCTCTATTAATAGATGATACTCAGATTACTTTTAGAATAAAAGATCATTTAGATGCTGATTTAACTACAACTGAAGATGGATTAAAACTTGTTAATGCTTTCACTTATATGAACTCAGCAGATTTTACTAATGACACTAACAATGTTGGAACAATATTAACAATTAGAAACTTTGCATGGACATTAGGACATGGATATGAGGCTGGTGGATTTGATTATAGTGGATATTTTCAAGCATTAGATGGTCTATCAGGTAATTCCCACACCTATAATCAAGGCACTCTTGGTGTTTCTGAACCATATATATCAACTACATTACCTGCATATAGGTTTCTACATGGGGCTGATATTGCTAGCAATGGTGCTAGTGATTCAACATTTTGGGGAGATGTTGCTGGATATTCATATAGTTCTCCTGAATCAATAGTTTGGGAGGCTGGAAATGAAAATTATAGCGTATTAATAACTTTTAATCTTCCTACAAGTGGATCACATTGGGAATCTGATTATGTAAGGTGCAAACACATGGATACTCTGTGGGATAGCAACGCTCTTGTTGCTGGGTTTGATGTAACTATGGGAGATGCTCCTTTTGTTGAGCAAATTCCAACTGAGGCTTGGATTAATTGGGTTAATATTAATAAAGTTGATTTTTATGGATATGAGGGTTGCATTGGTGCAATTTTTTCTATTCTTGAGATTGATGCAAGTAGTAATCCTACAGAACTAATAAAAATATACCCAACATCTGAAGTTCCTGAAATTGCTGATTCTTTCACTTCTCAAGTGACTTCCCTTCAGCCTTATGTGTGGGGAGCAAATCCTCCTAATTATATACCAATAGAAGAAGCAACTACATATAATTTTGGGTTATCTATAACAGATATAAATATTCCTACTTCAGTTGTTGAGAATGAAACAGTAGAGTGCAGTTTTAAGATTAATTCTGTAGATTTTAATGGACAAGTTAATACTACAATATTTGGCATTTCTTTTCAGAATAATTTAGGAGAAGAAGTAATAGTTAATTATGGAACTATTCAATGGGAAGGGGGAGATGATACAACCCAATCTTATGATATAACAGCAGGTGGGCAAATACAAGCAAATTTCACATATACAGCAAATGATGTTGCAACACAACAAACAGATAGTTTTTATATATTTTCTCAAATGATTACACTTGATGCGAGTGCTTATGGTGATGATAGTGATGATGCTCAAAGTCAGTTTAATCAACTCGTGGAAGAAGAGGGAGATATATTTGAAGGGGGACAGCTTGGAACATTTGCTGATACTCCATATATTCAAGTTCTAGATGAAGGACAAGATCCTGATGATGTGGAAATACCTAGCGAATTTGCTATTGTTAAACCTTCAGATATTATTTATCACTTAGCAAAGACAGAGCTTGGATATGATAAAGATATAGATCCCAATTCTATCGATGAATCTAGAGCCAATCATGATGATGGTTGGGATTTAGGATTCTGTATAAATAAAGAAATAGATAGCAAGAAATTAATACAAGAAATATCTCAATCAAGCAAATCATTCCCAACCTTTTCAAATGATAGATTAAAATTCATTACTATAAAAAGCACTTATGATGGAACTGAAGATATAAATACTATTAAAAGTGCTGAAGTTATTAAATATAATTTTTCAAGAACTAAGATAGAAGATGTTAAAACTCAGATTGAAGTTAAGCATAAATATGATTATGGATTAAAGAATCATATAGAAACTACTGGTGAAATAAAGATTAATGAACATTATGTAGTGAATAATGCTTATTGGCTCACAGGAACTTATGGTGATTTGTTGGGAGGAAATCTTATATTGAATAATTATTATGGAATTAAAAGAACTGATACTGCAATAGATCATATAGATACATTCTTAACAGTTGAAAATGATTATATAAGAGAGTCAGGCTTGGCTGAGAGGTTTGCTAGATATTTATTATACTGGCACATGAATCAGCACAATATTGTTGAACTCACATTACCTTTAAAGTATTTTGCTCTAGAGATTGGAGATTTAATTGAGTTTGATGATATGATATTAGGCAAAAAAGTATATGGGGAAAATTATTCAAGAACTGGAGTTGATTTTGATATGCCTTTTAGATGTGGTCAATATATCTTGCCTTTGTTTATGGTTACAGAAACTAGCAAAAGCATAAAAGATATTAAAATTAAAGCCATACAGCTACATAACATGACTACTGGAGAATTAAATTATAAAGGGGAGGTATATCCATCAATAGATGAATCAGATGTAAATCCACAAGATTTTCCTACTGATATTCCTGAAGATGAAGAAATAATTGTTTATCCTGAAGGGGATTTGAATCAAGATGGTATTGTAAATGTGTTAGATGCTATACTCTTAATTCAGATAATATTATATGGTGACCAAGAAGGTGGAAATTCAAATGATTTAATTGATTCCTTAGATGATATGTTAGATGAATAAAACAGATTTAATAAATAGAAAAAATTTACCTGTAGCCAGTACAGGAACTCTCAAATATGGGAGAGGAGATGTTATCTTTGAAACCAATGGAGAGATAGCAGTCTTTGAAATTGGTTATATTGGAGCAGTAAGAGGGTTTAAAAAATTAGGAAAGGGTTGGATTATAAAAGCATCTAGTAGTAAGATAATTATATTCAGCACAGCACAAGTAGAATTATCAGAATTATTATTTACCTATATTGGAGAATTAAAGATAACTAGCTGTAAATGTACTTGCTGGGATAAAACAAAATTTCATGCTAGAGTTCAGAACTTAAATAGAAATGATTGGAATATAAATTATGGTGAGTGGGGATCTGATGCTAGGAAATATGAAGAAATAGAAACACAAAAGATAATTAGAAGAAAGGTGAGAAAAACATTATTTTAGGAGAAAGAAATGGCTAAAAGACAAGTTGGCAAATGTAGATTTTATGCAGATATTCCAAGTTACTTAAAAATATTGGGAAGCTATGGTGGATCAGAAGGATTTTATACAGAAGAAGAAGGAGCTGATGTGGTTGATGCTTTTCCTTTAGATAATCCTGAAAATGTTTGGCAAATGAATCCCTCTCAAACTACAACCTATGAAGTTCCTAATATTGGTTTTCCATATTGGAAATTTTGGATAAATACTCAGCTTGGATTGTCAGATGAGGAACTATTAGCATTGCCTCAAAATAGAGAACTTGCTGAACTTATAACCAACATTCCTTCAAGCACATCTTCAGGTTTATATGCAGGGATTCTAGGGCATAATATTGGAACTAATGCTGCAAATGCATTGCCACAAATAACTGTTGGAGGATATGAAATAATTGAGGGTTCAGTAGATTTTGGAGAAGATGGTACTGAGGGAACTGGAGATGATATAATAACTGAAGAATCCACAACACTTCAACTTGCTAATGGTGTAAATAGTTTTAATGAAATTGTTAATTTTCCTGCAGAAGACTCTCTCATTGAACATAATGGATATTCTTTAATTGATATAACAGGCTTTGAGTATAATGTTAATCATGTTTTTAATATTGGATTTAATGTAAATGTTGGAGATGTTGATGAAGTTGATATAGGAGCATTTACTTTTGGGCGTTGGTTCGAACCTGAACATGCCTTTGACATTAAAGCAACTATAGACCATAGCTATGATGGTGTTAAGCTACAAAATACTATAGGAGGAAGCACTTTATCTAATATTAGCTATCTAGGGCAAAATAATTGGGGAAACCTTCCTGCATGGACATTAGAAAAACAAGAAGGACATGATTATAATATTGGAGCAAACAGGGCAAGAAGAAGCTGGAAAGTAGGACTTAGCTATTTAACTGATGATAATCTTTTTGATAAAGCAGGAAATGAAAATAAATTCTTTACTTGGACAGATCAAGTAGATGGAGAAGATGGAGATCCTGAATATGTATTTGATAGCAGTTTATCCTCATTTTTCAAGCTCAGCTTAATGGGCAAACTACCTTTTATCTTCTGCCCTGATTCAAGTGCTGATGATTTAGAATTTGCATTATGTAGAATTACCAACAAACCTTCCTTCAAGCAGGTAGCGAACAACCTGTTTTCAACCTCCCTCGTAATAACAGAAACTTACTAATATAAATAAGATAATAGCACACATTAAAGGCTCTTAATTGAGCCTTTTGTGTTACTAGATATATATTTGTTATATTAATTTCTCCTTATAAATAAAAGAAAAGTTGCTTTTAATGTATATTTATAGTTATATTTAGGGAGGTTAGGGTTAATTAAATAAATGGAGATTAAAAACATGAATACAAAAGAAAATAAATATACAAAATCAAAAGAAATAATAACTAACTCAAAATTCACTTTAAAAGGTGTGAAAACATTTTTAGGTAGAGAAGGTTATGGAGTAAATGCTACTTTATATTATGAAGGTAAAAAGGTTGCATTTTTGTTAGATAGTGGTAATGGTGGAGAGTTAAGTGTAGATTGGGAAAGTAAGTATGATAGGAAAAAAGAGGAATTTATAAGAATACCTATAGTTGAAGAAGCTAAATTATATAGAGATACTCTTATTAATTCTTTACCAAAAACTACTTGGGGAGATTTAAGCGAAGCTAGGGGAGAAAAATCTATAATAGATTCTAAAGATGACTACACTTGGGATACTGAGGCTATTATGAATACTTTAGTAGATTATGAATTAGATAATAAAGAGTGGAAAAAGAACTTGAGAAATCTTTGCATATTTAAAACTAAAGAAAAACAAATAATCAAGTTTAGGACAAAAGTAAAAGATTTTAATAATATTACCAATACAAAGAAATATGGTAGTATTAAAGTAATAGAGTATTTTGAGAAAGAATATAAAGATTGTGTAATACTTAATCTTCTACCTCAGAATAAGGCTTTTGAGTATTTTGTTAAATATATTAAATAGGTTAATGAAATAAATAAACTTCTTTGGCACATAGAAGGTAGAGGATAGCTTAAGGTGATACCAATCCAATACAAAAATGTGCCAATAATTTGAAAGGTTAAATAAATAATAAAATGGAGATTAAAAAATGAAGAAAGTAAAATTATTAGTAATAGCAAAAGATTATAATGGTCATAAAGATATATTATTTATGATGAATGAAAATGATAGCAGAATTACTGAAAATGGTAAATCAAATAATGGCAACTATGAGATTTTAGATTATGGTGATTTTGAAAATAATATATTGACAGTAAGTGATAATGTTAAATATAAAGTGTTTGAAGATTGGAGTGTAAAGGAAATATAAATAGGGAGAAAACAATGAGAGAAAAAATCACTAGCATAATATTTTATATATGTCAGTTATACTTGATTTATCTATTAATTATGGAACTTTTAAAATAAGGAAGGAGAATACATGAGTGAATATTATTTAAGAGTAGATGAACATACTCCAATGCTTTTAAAGGCTTTGATTAGATATGGACCTTATAGGCAGAATTATTATGCTAAAGAATTGGGGATTAAGCCTAGCAATTTATCATCTTACTTGAATGGAAAAAAGAAGATGTCAAAAGAATTATGTGGTAATTTGTTGGGGTTATTAGGATTCAATCCTTCATACCCATATATACACATAGAAAACAATTTAAGATTTACAAATAAATAAACAAAGGAGGGCATTATGCCTGTAAAAATACATGGGAAAGATTACACAACTTGTGCAGAAAGATTAGCAACTTTTCACAAGAGATTTAAAGACCAAACTAAATCAATTATCACAGAGATTATTCAATTCAAAGATGGTATTGTTGTAGTGAAGGCAGTAGTCAAGGTTGGTGAGGAAGTTTATGTTGGTCATGCTTATGAAGAAATAGGCTCAACACAGATTAATACTACAAGTGCTTTGGAGAATGGAGAAACAAGTGCAATTTCTAGGGCAATGAAATTCTGCTTAGGTGATGTTGATATATCTAATGAGATAGCTAGTGCAGAAGAAGTGGCTACTGCTATAAATAAGCAACAAAATGCACCCTCTAAGCCTGAAAAAGTTGATTTGAGTGGTGATGGTTGGAGAGATGAGCCTATTGGCTTTAAAAAGGGAAAAAATGAAGGCAAGAGTTATAGAGAAGTAGATGAGGAAACTCTTGTGTGGATCATAAATGATTGTAAGGTTGAAACTTGGAAGCAGAAAGCAGTTGCAGAAATGAAGCTAAGAGAAAATAAACCACAGGAAGCTGCTACAGAAGAAGCAGATGAATTGTTTGCATAATGAGTAAGAAAGAAGAACTGCATATCTTGTGGGGATTAGTGACAAGAATCAATAATATGGTCTTTGGATACCAACCAAGAGGAAGGGATTATAGACCTAGAAAAAGAAGGAGAAAAAGATGAGTGAAAAAAACAAACCAAGAGATGAATTTGATTATTCAGGTAAATTCTTTGATAAACTATATTCTAAATATTCAGCAGTAGCTATTAAGAAGGTAGAAAACAGGGTAGATATAATTGAAAAAAATTATAGCATACAAAGCATGAATATTGCAGATACTTACAAAGCAGTTATGTGGGAAATCTTTGAAATTGATAGAAGACTCAAGGAGATTGAAAAGTGCATGAAAATCAAAGAATAGTAAAAAATAACTGAGAGGGAAAAGTTCTGGGTTACAATTTAAAAGGAGAAAAAGATGATAGTAATATTAATTGTTTCACTTGTATTAAATGTATTGTTTCTAATTAAACTAAAATGGACACTTGATAAACTTCATAGAGTGTTAGGGAGATAATATGACATTCAATGATAGAGGCTGGGATAGACCTAAATTAATCTCAATTAAAAAACAATTTATTGAAGAAGCATATTTATATTCATTTAAATCAAGAGAGTTTACTTCAAACAGGCATGATTTTCATGAAGGTGGAATAAATGCAAAACAAAGAAAAATGTATGAAGGTAAATTAGGAGAAAAAATATTTAAACAATTCCTGATAGACAATAACATTGATTTTACTGAAGATTCTTCTCATCATACTGAAGCAGATAAATATGACTTTATCATCAATGAAGATTTATTGGTTGATGTAAAAACAAGAACAAAAGATTTTCATACTAGAACACTTGAGATGGTGGAACAATTCAATAAGAATCCAAAACATATTTATATATCTGTGCGATTATATGTTGAAGATAAAAATGGATTTATTATTGGCTGGGTTGGGAGAAGTGATATTAAAAAAATAAATAGAATAGAGAATAATGGGTATTTAGATAATTATGTTATTTATGATAATGAATTAAGGGATATGAATACTCTAATGGACAACATAAGAGTGTTGGGGAGATAATATGAATCAGGCTCTTGAGAGAAGAAAGGCTTATGGTAGAATAGGTGAAAAATGTTTTGAAAGATTCTGCTCAGTTAATAATATATTCTTTAAGCAGTTTGGAATAAGTAATGAAGAAGGCTTTAATATGGGTAAGGAAAATTATTTTAAAATCCCTAAGTTGATACAATCTTCTCCTGACTATATTATGGTAAGTGATAAGTTTCATTTTGTTGAGTGTAAGGTAGCAGATAAACAAACTGCATCTCATGTGAAAATAAAAGACCATGATTTAAAGTATTACAAACAATGGTCAAGTGTTGGGAGTTTGCTGTTTTACATTTATGATGATACCCACAAGGAATCTTTCTTAATTGAGTTGTGTTATATTGAGCAGCTATTTGAACATGGAGAACTTGAGGCTGGGTATTACCCTGAGAATAATAAAATGTTTTATATGATACCAATGGATAACATAAGAATGTTTGGGAGGAGAATATGAAGAATAAAACTTTACAATATGTTGAATGGATTAAAACTAAACAATGTCTTATATGTTATAAAGACAACCCTGATCCTCATCATCTTCAGGCAATTGGTATGGGAGGTAATCGTAAAAAACCTACACCTAGACATTATTCTTGTATCCCATTGTGTAGGCTACATCATAGTGAATTTCATTCTAAAGGGAAAACAGATTTTGAGGATAAATATATAATTGATTGTTGGAAAGAAGCTTGGAGATTATTAAGAGAATGGATATGTGTTAAACTTTTTAATTATTAAGGAAATATTTGTTAAGTTTGGGTTAAGGTTAAAAAAGGAGATTAATTATGAGCAAACGTTTTATTGATACATCAATATGGGGTAAGAGATGGTTTAGGGAGTTCCCACCAAAAATGAAGTTATTTTATTTCTATTTATTAACTAATTGTGATCATGCAGGAATGTATGATGTTGATTTAGAATTAGCTGAGTTTCAAATAGGAATGCCTGTTAAACAAGAAGATGTGGACAAGTATTTAAAAGACCACATTGAGGTAATAAAAGATGATAAGTGGTTTTTAAGAAAGTTTGTTGATTTTCAGTATGGTATATTAAACCAAAATGTAAAAGCACATGCTAGTGTTATGAAAATATTA